TATGATCCAGAGACAGGGGAACAACTTGGAGCCCAGCCAATTAGCTCTGCATTACTTTTAGAAATTACAGACTCTCATGCTGCTTTAACTAATTTTTTAACCTGCGATAAAGATTCTCCCCCTGCGGGTGTAAATAGTTGTAATTGCGCGGGTATGTCTAATCGAGTAGGGTTTTTGAATGAAAAATTGGTATTATTTGGATCTGAGACTACCCAAGGAGTGGTATTCAAACCTAATTCTATGCAAGAGTTAGCTGCAAGTATGATGTTTCAGAAGTGTGGTTCTGACCAAGGTTCCTATACGAATATTGTTGCTTCCACATTAGCTACTAATACAATTAATACCATTAAGGGAACTTTTAACGAGTTGATTCTGCAAGCAGGAGTAGGTTTCCTAAGTGCAAAAACCCCTGAAGAAAAGCACACTGCTTTTTCTAACCTAGCATATGAGATTAATAAAAAGCGATCTAATTTACTTGCTTATGCTAAAATTCAAGAACAGAAATCAGATATAGCTCTAGGTCTTGATGAAGCGTTTGATACCGAAACGCTTCTAGAGCAAGCTGGAATTGCTTCTGATCCAAAAAGCCTTCAGACTTGGTTTTTACAAGAACTTAAATATCAATGGGATTTTCTTAAACTAGTAGATGCAGATGGAGTTTTATCCACAGGAAAAGAGGTCCTAACAGGCGATAGAGCTGACACAAAACTTCTTTACAAAGACGAAAACAAGTTAAGAGAAGTAGCTAAATTTTTTGGTATAGATTTTAAAAATAAGTCCTTAGAGAAAGATCCTGAAAGCGGAATGTTTGTTTTAGGAGTTGGGCAAAAAAGGCAGCATAATATTTTGGATGGTATAAAGCAAGGAGAGATAAACTCAATTAGGCGACAAAAGATCCTTATGTCTGAGAATGCTAGTGCCCAAGATAAAAATCTAAAAGGGGGTTTCTTTAGTACTATTCGTAAGATGCAATTTCCTTCATCAAGTAGTACTAGATTTAATAGCGCCCTTAAATTTTATGAAGATATAGAAAATACTATTGAAAAGAACACAGAAAAATTAACCAAGTCTACCACTTATAGTAATAATGGCAGTACCAAGCTTTTAACTCCTTCAAAAATTATATCTAATTTAACAGGTATTGTAAAAGAATCTCTAAGCTTTTCTCAGCTACAAGGTACGCCTTTAGGTAAAGCCATGTTTAATTTAGATGGATCTGAATTAGATTTTTCTGACCCAATTATTCAAAAAAGATTAGCTGAGGTTGTTCAAAGAACTGCTAGATTTAAAATGTACAATGATGCTCTTGAGGGGGATGACCCAGATAAAAAACAAGCTGCTAGAGACGCACTAATTAGAGCATCTCTTATTTCTGGAGCTAATGATACTCCCATTGTTCAACTAGTGACAATTGACGCTGGGAAAAGTTTTGCTGTTAATCATAACGAAGCTTTCGAAGCTGTTTGTAAGGCCAATAATGATAATCCAGAATCCTTAGAAGTCAAAATTTCAGGTTTTACAGTCACCTTTACTACTCCTGAAGGTATATCTTATTCCTATAGTCAAGAGCGTTCTGAGGGTTCTGATGGTGCTCCTGTAACTCGTAGTCTAACTAAAATGAAGCAGGAAACTTTAAGAAAGCTTACTAAAATCAAGTCTAAGTCTGGTGCTACTAATGAAAGTACTCTTCATAAATACTTGGAAGGTCAAAAAAAGTTACTTGAAGTTTTGCTTAATCAAACCAAATAGAATCCAAGTCCTTTAGCAATTGATCAAACTTATATATTCTGTAAGATGCTTTGTAAAATCCTTGCCTCTTATGAATTTCAATATACGGAAATGGATTTATTGGCTTAACAGAATCTGGTACAATGGCTAGGGTTGGATGCCTATCCTGTTTAAATACCACCATAGGTATTTTGTCGCATTTATCTGAATCTTTTTCACATTGGTCTAAAAAACCCCACAGGTCCGAACTATAATTATATAAACTATATAAGTTTTCCTTATTATATCCTTTCTTACACTCTATACAAAATTTGAAATCCTTTGGGGTTATTAAATCACCGTATATTTTTAAGTGATCAGGTAGAGTATGTGTAGTAGCAAAAGCACCTGACCCTGGGGTTCTAGAGAATTCTGTAGTATTAAATCTATTATTAAGGGCTTTGGCTATCTGTCTTTCAAAGGTTGAGCCTTTAGTCCTGCTGTTTACTCGCTTTTTCTTCTTCAATGCAGAAATATCATAATTGTCGTCCATAATTTACCCTCTGTACTATAATAGTAAGATGGATACTGAACAAACAGGTATTAAGCTAGATGTTAATAAGTGGAAAATCCGTATTGAAGAGCGGAGCAAGAATCGTATGAAGCTACAAATTAAACTTTCGAAGGATGAAGCTATTGCTTTTAAAAATTTCTCTGATGTATGTAAGCCCCAGGAGATTACAGATGATTCCTTCATCAAGACTGTGTTTATCACTGGGATCGAGGCTTTGAACAAGCAACTTGCAGAGATGGTACAGAAGTACGCTGCTGAGAATAAAGAGGAGCTTGCATCTTCAGGAATTACTGTTATCGAAGATGAGGATGGGGAAGTACGCCTAGCGGAAACTGATTCCTTGGAGTCTCAAGTTTCAGGAAGCTCTGATTTTGTGGCCCCAAAGAAGTACGAAGGCTAATGTTCAAATTAAACTTTCTGAAAAAGGAAAATGATCTAAATAAGATCATTAAACAACAGAGAAGGGAAAGATCAGCTATAAACATTTTGTTTGTATCCCTGTGGGATAAACATTCTAAATCTTTAGTTGATAAGATTAAGAAGCGTTATGAAAACTCTCATCGGGGCCAGCCTCTTTTTATTGTAGATAGTTTTCATATGCCTCATAGTTTTGTTATTTATAACACTACTAAGTTGCCCCACCTAGTACGCTTGACCAATAGAGGAATTCAATCAGAGGATTATCTTTCTATGATTGAGAAGACTTTAAAGATTACATAAAATCATCTTTGCGCCTCTCAATGTAATTTTCTATTTTTTTTGTATACTTTTTATCCCGTGTGTATTGTAATTTTAAATTGTTTACAATTATTGTAGTAAAATAGTTGAAAGCTGATCCTTTTTTAGGTTTGAAGTTTTTTACCGTTTTCAGTACTAGAGTAAAGCATTCTTGTTTAGCATCATCGGGATCTACTTTGAACTTAAAAGAGTCTATAATATTAGTAATTAATAAATCAAATAAACAAACTAACTCTTCTTCGTAATCTTTTGGACCCTGTTGGTATAATAGAATGATTTCTTCGAAGCGTTTATTGTCGATATAATAGTTTTCCATAACTTATTATAGGCTTATTTTTTAGGGGATACCATGGGTTACGAGTTTTGGGAAGGATCGCAAGAGGGGACTGAGTTAGATAAATTATACTCAGGTCATAAAACATACGGGGATAATCCTTTATGTGAGGGCTGTTCGATACTGAAAAAAAGCAAGCCTTGCTATTCGGTCATGGACTATGTGGGACTTAAGGAATCCCCTGTGTTGTTTCTATCAGACTCTGTAAAATATAAGCTAGGAAATACTACTGCCTTTAGCAAAGCAGAAACTGCCCTTATTAGAGAATCATATAAGGAAGATTTTCAAGCGGCAGCGGCAGTAAAATGCCCATCAGTTAAAGATAAAGATATTACTCCTGCTGATATGGGCATTTGCCGAGTACACTTGGAGGCTACCATTGATAAGGTTAAACCAAAACTGGTTTTCCCTTGTGGTAATCTAGCTATGAAGATGCTTGTTAAGAAGAGTGGTATCACAAATAAGAGGGGTAAGTCTTATGCGTTTACAACTGCTTTGGGGCATAGTTGTACTGTTGTTCCTCTTTACCACCCAAGTTCCTGTATCATGGAACCTCGTCATCTCCCCCTCTTCAAAAAAGATATTCAAAATGCTTATGAGAAGTATATCCTAGGCAGGAAGAATGAAGGAAACTTTTCATACGAAGTTCTTATGGAGATAGACCAAGTACAGGCTATTGCGGACAGGCTAAAAGATTCTAAGGAGGCTATAGCAGTAGATCTTGAGACCACAGGGCTGAACTTTTTGAAGGATAGTATTATGTCAATTTCTTTCACCACTAGGGAGGAAACATATGTTATCCCTTTAGACCACAAAGACAGTCCTTTTAGAGATTGGAGACAATCTGCCCCGCAGGTTTGGAACTACCTCAGGCAAATTTTAGAGAATCCTAAGAGCAGGAAGGTATTTCATAATGCTAAGTTTGATCTAAAGTTCCTGATTAACTATGGAATCTATACTAAGAATGTGTGGGACACTAAGATCATGCACCACTTACTAGATGAGAATATGCCTAAGAGTTTGATGGACCTTACTAAACTTTACTTCGCTAACGAGCTAGAAGATCTTTAATTACCTACGACTATCCCCGATTCTCCTTGGCCCGATTCTCCTTGGATTGGTGTGCCATTCCCGATGATACAGATCTGTGGCCTGCCTTCTTAAGGCTCTCCCTTCTCTTTTTATTTACTTTGGCAGTTTTGGGATCTTTTAGCTCTCGATTTGCCATTTCTTGTCCAATTTTAAAGGCTCGTTGGGTGTCTGTCCCAACATCCCTACCTAACCCTAAAGCTTCAGTTACAAAGTAAGCCATCGTAGTGTATAATTCTATTTTAGATTCTTTCATGATATTAGTCCTGGCCTTCGCCTTTTGCGTTTCTCTCAACCTCATCGGTATGTCCTTTAGCTATTCCCTGTGCTACTTTCTTCCTACTCGTTCCTAATAAGTTTGTAACTTTTCTTTGAAGATTTGCTTTAATAGCTCTAGGACTATGCTTTATCCTTGGATTTTCCACAGGTTTGCCTCCTAATAATCCCTCTGCTACAAGAATACCCATAGTTTTATAAGTATTCCAAACTGATTCGCCTATTCTTTCGTATTTATCCATAATTGTACTCCTACCAATCTCTATTATATAGCCATGCTCACCATAGATAACCCTAAAAAATTCGATTGGGCTAATATGGATTTGTCCGATTGCTGTGAAGGCAACGCGATGGATACTTACTTTACCCTTAAGCTCTTCGATCTAATCATGGAAAAGTTAGAGGGGCAACCCGTTATGAAACTCCTTGAGAATGTTGTAATGCCTTCTCTCGAAACCTTTGCCGAGATGGAGTATAATGGGTTGGATGTGGATCTTAACATGTTGGGATCCGTAGGTAAGCAGTTACGGTCTAGTAACATGGAGGAAGAAGACTTCCTTTATACCTGTAAGGGTGTAATGAAGACTGATAATCTCTCTTCAAATGGGGACCTGATTGAAATTCTTTATACTAGAGAGGAAGGTATGGGACTGTACCCCCCTGATAAAACTCCAAAAGGTAGCCCATCTGTGGCTGCTCCAACCCTTAAACTTCTCCTTGAACATATCGAAGATGAGTTAGAAAACCGTGGGTAATTGGCAGCACAGAGATGAAGGGAAACGAATTAGTAAATCTGTTATAGCAGGTAAAACTAAGGAAGAATTAGTAGATGCTAAGAAATTTCTGAAAGGGTTATTGGATCTTCGTAAGTCTGAGAAGCTAACTAAGACTTATATCCAAGGAACTAGAAATGCAATTGCATACAATGAGCACGATAAAATTTATGTAGATTACCGCTTTGATGGTACAGCCACAGGAAGGCTCTCTTGCGCTGCCTATACGGCTCAGAAAGCCATGGGAGTATCTTTCCATACTCTGCCCCGTGAGACAAAAAACAACATCAGGAGCCTGTTTAGGGCTCCTGATGGCTGGGCGTTTGTTACTGCCGATTACGCAGCGATGGAACTGAGAGTCCTGTCTCATATTGCTAAAGAAGGTAATATGCAACTAGCTTTCAATCAAGGAGCTGATCTCCATACTTATACTGCAAGACTCTTGTTCAATAAGGATAATATTTCTAAGCAGGAGAGGCAGATTGCTAAGACGGTATCCTTCCTTATTGTATACGGGGGAGGAGCATTTAATCTTAGTGAGACTATGGGTATATCTCTTAGTAAAGCAAAGAAGATTATCAAGGACTATGAGAATGTATACCCTGGTATTTTTGGGTATATGGAGTTCGTTAATAAATTTATCCTAGATAATGGATATGCCTATTCTATCTTTGGTAGAAAGAGGAACCTGCCTGATGTATATAGTAGGAACCCTAAGATAGTTAATCGTGCCTTGCGCCAAGGACTAAACTTTACTATTCAAAGTGCAGCCTCTGACATACTTTTAACTACTCTTTTAGGAGCTTCTGATAGATTTAAAGAGGCAGGAATGCAAGCCAATTTTGAATCCAGACCAGTGGCTACTGTGCATGACTCCATTGAAATTGTATGTCCTCAAGAAGAGGTTAAGGATACCCTCACAATTCTCTATGATGAGATGGTTAATTATCCAAAGATCAAGGACATCTTTAATATCGAGTTTGACGTACCTCTTGCTATTGATGTAGAGGTGGGCAAGTCCTTTGGGGATGGGAAAGAAATTAACTTTGAAAACGGGATACCAATTCTATGAAATCAAAAGAACTTTTTGAGTACTTGTTTATTAAGGCAGTAGATCATTATTATGATACTATAAATGCATATAAAGGAAATGCTAGGGATATAAAAAAAGCTGATAAACATATGGATGGCTTTAATGTTCTCTTTAAGAATGCGTTAGATAAAAAGGAAGTAGTCATTAAAGAAAAACATAAAGCTATTATTCCAGGGGCTTTTCTTAATAAAAGGTGGGATTTAGCATGTAATAATAGTGCGATGGAACTAAAAAGTATTGTGCTGTCTAAGATGGGTAAATGCTTTTCTAATAGAGTAGAAGAAGCCATAGGAGTTGCTGCGGATCTTAGGTACGGCACTAAGGGAATGAATCTTAACTACTTTCTTGTGGTGGAAGACGATGGTGACACTAATATAAGCTCTGCATACAATGAATATACAGAGTATGTTAAATATCAACGTAAGGTGGATAAGCTTATAGGTTTCTGTGAGTATATAGAAAAGGATTTAAAGTTATATGATAATGTAGCTTGTGTCCTATTAAATAATGATAAAAGTTATACCTTTCTCTATTCAGATTTACATACCTTCCTAGATAATTGGGGGAGAGGGATTTCCAAGAAAAGGTGGCAGTTTTGGAAGTAGCCGTACATGATCATGGATCTGTGAAGCTTTTGAATAATACTTGTATGGGAGATCTCTTAGTAGTGAATGCTGCTAGGTGCTCCTTTGATAAAGAACATAAAGAATTTGATGAAACAAAAGATACAAAACTTATTCATTACTTGGCAAAGCACAAGCACTTACTTCCGTTTCGTCACCCTTCTGCTACTTTACGAATCCATACTCCTTTGTTTGTTCTACGCCAATTGGGTAAGCACCAAGTAGGATTCTCTTGGAGTGAGGTATCTCGTAGGTATATTACTACCGATCCTAAGTTTTATCTGCCTGATAAGCTACGAAAATCCGCTAAAAATATTAAACAAGGTAGCTCTGGATATCTCGATGACGATAATGATGGTCGATGCTGGAATGAATTAGATAATCTTTATGAAGATGCCTTGGCTTCCTATAATAGAATGTTGTCTTGGGGATGTTGCCCAGAGCAAGCTCGAATGATTCTTCCTCAATCTATGTATACTACTTGTGTTGTTACAGGGTCTCTTCTTGGGTGGCACCATATGGTTACACAGAGAACAGAAGAACACACTCAGTTGGAGACTCAAGATTATGCTAGGGCTATAGGAAGTATTATGGAAGATTTATTTCCTGTAAGTTGGAATGCCCTGACTCAGTACTCTGATTCAAGCGAATAATTATAAGACTATGGTACAGGATTTATCAACATTAGTAATTGGGGATTTACATTTTGAAAACAAGCTTTTAGGAATGCTAGAAGCGCAGAAGGCTGCTGTTATTGAAATTTGTAAAGGGCAAAGATCTGCTTGTACTCATGTAATATTTTTGGGGGATCTTATGATGCATAGGAATCCTCGACCCGAAGTTTTATTGGCTCTTAAGGATATGTTTGATACTATAAGTGAGGAATTGGGCTTTGGTATTTATATTCTGCGAGGGAACCATGATAGTGTATCTAAATCTGATGACGGAATAACTTCTTTGAGCCTATTTGAAGGCCCGAATGTAAAAGTAATCACTCAGACTTGGGTAGATCCAGAGAATGATTGGGTATTCATACCACATTACGAAAATGAGCAAAAAATTAAAGACGATCTTTCTAACGTCCCTGAAGGGCATACTGTGTTTGGGCATTTTGGTTATTATGGGGTGCTTAACTCTGCTGGCGATTCTGATTTCAATCTTACTATATCCGATTTTAAAAACCCTACAATTCTTGGGCATATTCATAACGAAAGTAAAAATGAAAACGTCTCCATCCTCGGAACTCCCTACACCACAAACTTTGGAGAAGCAAGTAAGGACTGTTTCTTTGGAATCCTTACAGGAGGACACTTTGAAAAATTCCCATCCTTCGGAGGACCTAGGCATATAGTAATAGATTATGATGATGTGGAAGACAACTTGGATTGGATCAATCAAAGTTGTCGCAGTCCTAAGAACTTTACTTTATTAAGAATTACTATTAATAGTACAAATGAGGACCAAAATCGTATAGCAGATTTGTGTGACAAGTTACAGGTAGGGCATGTGGAGATTATGTACAAACCCCTCTTAGATGCGAAGGAAGAGTTTGAGACAGACAATAAAGTATTCACTACTGCAATTAACGATGAATTGATCGAGCATTATATTAATTCTAGTAATGCTTCTATCAATAAAGACGATCTTCTATCTGGTTTAAAATTAATTCATGAAAATAAACAAAATAGAGATATTTAATTTTTATTCTATAAAGAATGTAAAACTCAGCTTCGACAAGTATAAAGGCATTGTTTTAATTGAGGGGAAGAATAATGATACAAAAGGCAGCAACGGATCAGGCAAGAGTGCCATTATTGAAGCTGTAGTATGGGGCCTCTTTGGGAGGACTGTGCGGAAGTCTACTGAGGAAGCACTTGTAAATAATTCGTCAAAGAAGAACTGTTCTGTAAGGATAACAGTTAACGATGACATTCAAATTGTTAGAGGTAAGAAGCCTGTATTCCTTAAAGTATTTAAAGGAGAGAAAGAACTCACCAAAGAGAATGCACTAAAAACTCAGGCTTTTATCGAGGAGCTACTTCAAACTAACTACAAAGTATTTTTAGCCTCTACTGTCTTCGGCCAGCAGAATAACATAGAGTTCATTAATGCTACACCAGAAGATAAGAGAACGATCATTAAGAATTTCCTGAACTTGGATGATCTTTTCTCTCTTAGAGAATCTGTTAGGTACCTTAAATCTTCCTACTCACAGACTATTAAGAAGCAAGATGCTATTATAAATGAGCATGAGAAGAGTATTAAGTCTTATAATAAACAGTTGGACTATTTAGAGGGTTTAAGAAAGGAAGTGGAGGGCCTGTATTCTGAGGAGGTTCTCTCCCTTAGCCTTCAAGACATTATGGATCAGGAGCAATCCAACAATTCAGCGGAGTGGGCTGCTGCTGGCATCGGTAAGGACTTAGATGCTGAGTACGAAAGGATAGATCATCTCACTAAACGACTACATTTCCCTAATGAAAAAGAAGTTTGCGATAAGTGTGGTCATGCGTCCGAAGCCCCCTATCATCCTAGAAGAATTCAGATGGAGATAGAACAGGTGCGAGAATATATAAGTAAGCTTGATACCGATAGGCATAATCAATTGTCAACCGTTAAGGATCTTCCCATTAGTTCTTCGGAGTACCAGCAGGTTATAGAATATAATCAACTTAAGAAAGAGTCTGAAACTTTTGAGGAGATAAAGAAAGGAACCTTGGATAAGATCCAAGAGGCACATGATATCAAGCAAGAGTACAATAGCAAGTATGAGATCATGCGGTTTTGGGAGAAAGCTTTTTCTGAATCAGGCATAGTTAAATATATTATTAAAAATGTGTTGGACTATTTTAATTCTAAAGTAAACTTCTACCTCTCTCACCTGTCTCAAGGTAAGTTCTTCATTGAGTTCAATGAGGAGCTTAAGGAAACTATTACTCATAATAAGAATAGAATTCATTATATTTCTCTATCTGGGGGAGAGAAAAAGAAAGTTAGCTTGGCTGTGATGCTAGGACTTCAGGAGCTTTTAAAGATATCTCATAATCAGAAAACTAATCTTATGTTTTTTGATGAAGTTGCCGAGAATCTTGACCAAGACGGTCTCGAAGGACTCTACATATTATTGTCTGAATTAAAGAAAGATAAGACTTTATTTGTAATAACCCACAATAACTATCTCAAATCTCTGATGGACAATTCTCAAACGCTGTCTATAATAAAGGAAGATGGAACTTCAAGAGTACAAGGAAAATAATAAATGAAAAACATTAACCACTTATGTACTTCTGGGGTATTTATTCCCGATAATGAGAACAAAGAGCATCCGTCAATATTAGTAGTGGGTAATAAGTTTTATTCCGAGTGCGATGCTTGTGGTAAGTTAGTCTGTCTAAACAAAACTTTGTTTGGAAGTATGCATGTTTGTGCAGAAGGTAAATAATAAATGGTAAATGTATCTTTGGTGGGTATAGGAAAAGAAATTTTTGATGGTAGGTATGCCTACCCTGGAGAGACTAAATGGTCAGAAAGGGCAAGAGTTATTGCAAAAACTGCTGCCTCTGCTGAGAGCGACAAGGATAAGGAGAAAGTAGAGAAGCACTTTTACGAGGCTATCGGATCTGCGGACCTTATTCCTGGGGGCAGAATTATTTTTGGTGCTGGTAGAAATAGAGGATACCACAATCTTCTTAATTGTTATGTAATTATTCCTGAAGATAACGTGGAATCAATCGGCCAAACTATTCAGGATATGTATAAAATTTCCTGTGCTGGTGGAGGTATTGGTTTTAACGTGTCCAAGCTTCGTCCTAAAGGAGACGATATCGGGAGCGTCAAAAACTCTGCTCCAGGCTCTGTCTCAGTGCTCCAGATGATCAACGAGGTTGGAGAGCACGTTAGAGCAGGAAAGAACAGGCGCACAGCCCTTATGGGCATCCTTAACATCACCCACCCAGATCTGCTAGAGTTCCTTAGTGTGAAGCTTGATCAGGGAGAGCTTAATAACTTTAATATTTCTGTAGCTATCACTAATCGTTTTCTTGAAGCTGTTGAGCTTGGAGAGGATTGGTATTTTACTTTCAACAATAAGGAGTACCATTCTTATGATCTTGCTCGTAATGGGGAAGAGGTTATTAGTGTTCTTGGGTTAGACGAAGAAGACGCTATTAGGAGGGCTGAGAACTTTCATAAGGAAAACTTTTCCGACATCTTTGAAATACTAGGTCAAAGGGACATAAAAGCCCGAGATTTATGGGATATGATTTGGAAAAATTCTGTTGAATCTGGGGATCCAGGTATATATAACATTGATTTAGCTAACGACTATACCAATGTTTCGTATTTTGAGAGTTTGGATTCGACGAATCCTTGTGGAGAAATCTCACTTCCCAGTTACGGGAATTGTTGTTTGGGGAATATTAATCTTAATAATATGGTACTTGCTGATGGTAGCGATTTGGATTGGAAACGTCTTGCAAAGACTGTCAGAACTGGAATCCGCTTTTTAGATAATATCCTCACGGTAAATACCTACCCTACTGAAGAATGTAGAAGAGTAGGGGAACGCTCTCGTAGAATTGGTTTAGGTGTAACAGGGCTGCATTATATGTTAATTAAGTTAGGATTGCGCTATGGTAGCGAGTCTTGCTTGGAGTTTTTAGAAAGATTATTTAGTACTATAAGAGATGAAGCTTACAAGATGTCTATATACCTGTCACGGGACAAAAAGCCTTTTCCCGAGTTTGATTATAAAAAGTACCTTGAAGAAGACTTTGCGAAAACTCTCCCAGCTAGGATTAGGATGCTTATCAAGCGATACGGGATTCGAAACGCTGTTATGCTTACAATTCCTCCTTGCGGTACTATCTCAATGCTCCACGGGGTTAGTTCAGGGGTTGAGCCTATTTTTTCTGCTATGTATAACAGGCGTTATAGGCATAACAATATTTGGAAAGAGCAGTTAGTTGTAGATCCGCTTTTTCGAGAGTATCATGACCAAGGAAAATCTCTATCTCCTTTTGTAGGAGCTTTGGATATATCTCCAGAAGAGCACCTAAAAGTTCAAGCTACTATTCAAAAGTTTATTGATTCTTGTATTTCTAAAACTATAAATCTTCCTAGTACGTCTTCCGCTGAAGAAGTTTCCCAAGTTGCTCTAGACTATGCACCTTACTTGAAGGGGCTAACTATTTATCGAGCTGGAGCTAAAGAAGGAGAGCCTCTAGATGCTATTCCTCTAACTCAGGAGAATATTGATAAGCACATGGGAGGGGCAGAAGAAGCTTCCGTAGAGATTGCAACGGGGGAAGCTTGTTCCCTTGCGGGAGGAGATTGTGGTTCCTGATAAGAAAGAGTTATCTGGACCCAGAAGTAAACAAGGAGTTATACTATATGATGAATGGTACGATTTAGCAACTTCTGGATTAACTAATGCAGAAAAGTTTGCTGATGTTAGTGCTTTTCTATTAAAAGCACCTAACCCAAAAGTAAAAAGGGATAGTGAGTTCGAAAGATTACCTGATGAGAATGACCCATACTGGGAGGAGTAAGTATACATGGCTATTTTTGAATGGGTTTGTACAGAGTGTAATATTTTTTGGGACAGGGATTGCTCCTTAGGCAACGCCCCTGCTAGAACAAAGTGCCCTAAATGCAAAAAACTATCGGATAGATATTGGCAAAATGCGAATGTAGGGATATCTTTTAAAGACGATGGCACGGGTAATCAAAATAACCCTGGAGTTCAAGATTTCCATACTGTAAGGCGTAGATATCAAAAGCATTTTGAACATGGATATGATAAGCAGAGTGCTAATAAATTTCTTCATAAGAGTATTAAGCAAACCAAAAATGCTATGGATAATGAAGAGTTTAGGTACAAATCTGCTAATGTTGATTGGTCTAAATTTGCAGAGTCTAGGGGGCTAAGAAAAGTTAGTGAGAAAGAGGCAAAAGATAAGCAGGAAAGATCCCGAGTATTAACTGGGGAAGCTTATGATAGAGCAAACAAGATGGGCTACAAGGACATAGGTAGCAATAAACTAGACATAGCGAAACCAAATAAAAATAAACCAACTTAGTATGGCTTACGATTTCAGTGAAAACATTCAAAGAGGTATACTCTACCTTTTGAAGTCCAACAAGGATTTTTATCTACAGATTATAAACCTAGTTAGCCCTGAGTACTTTGAGTTTCCCTCCCATGCTAAAATTTTTAGCAAGGTTAAGGAGCATTACGAGGCATATGGAAAGCTTCCTACGGATGATTTTGTTATCCAGGACGTAAAGCCCTTGCTCACTTCTAGGGAAAATATTTCTGATTATGAAGATGAGCTATCTTACATTAATAATGTAGATACATCTACTGTGGGTAATACTGAGTACCTACTAGACTTGGTGGAGGGCTTTGCTAAGAAAGAAGCCATGAAGAGTGCTATTGCGGAAAGCATTTCCTTAATTAAGGAAGACCGTATTGATGAGGTGGAAGCTCTTGTAAAAAAAGCCCTCCTAATTAATAGAGATGTGGATACAGGGCAAGACTATTTTCAAGATTTTTCTGGTAGATGGGATCGTATCTTTAACAAGAGAAGCGAGGAGAAATATAAAACTCTTCTCCCTTCACTTAATAAATCTTTAGAAGGTGGCTTGGGGACAAAAGAAATGGCTATGGTAGTCGCTCCTCCTGGTGTAGGAAAGTCCTTGTATCTGGTTAATCAAGGGGTTCACTCTATGATTGAGGGAAGGAAAGTACTATACATCTCTCTAGAAATGAGTGAGGATAAGATCGCTCAGAGATTTGATTCTATTATGACCCTAGTACCCCAAGGGAAACTAAAGGATCCTGCAAATCAACTTACCGTTAAGGAGAGACTCAATATTTTTAAGGAGGAGTTCCCTGGAAGTGAGCTTGTTATTAAGGAGTTTCCCACAGGTCAAGCTTCTATAAATACTATTAGAAATCTATTGGTTCAGCTTAAGAACTACAATGATTTTGAGCCTGACCTTCTTATTGTGGATTACTTAGAGCTACTTCGTCCCACAAGGGAGATTCAACAGGAGTACCATGCTCAACAGAAGACCGCTGAGGAGCTTCGAGGAGTGGCAATGGAGTACAACATCCTGGTATGGACTGCTACCCAAACCAACAGACAGGGAAGGATGGTAAAGATCATCACAGATGCAGAGCTGGGGGACTCCTACGGGAAGATCCGAACTTGTGATTTCGCAATGTCTCTAAATCAATCGGAGGAGGAGTTTGATCAAGGGAAGATGAGAGCTTACGTTATAAAATCTCGTAACGGTAGGCCCAGGTTCACCGTTCCTATGGATGTTGATTATAATGTTCTTAGAATGTTTGAATCAGATGAAGTATTTTCAGGAGACAATAGTTGACAGCAAAAAAAGATTATCCTGTCCACCCCATGGTGATTAATACAGGAATTAAAACTTTTAAAATAGAGCAGAAAGCGTTGACGAAGGAGAACCTTTATGGGTGTGTTGATTTCCCGAAATCCTTGCTAATTATTGATCCTAACCAGTGCCCAGAAGATTATAAAGCTACTCTTCTTCATGAACTATGCCATATAGGCTATGATATCTTCGGTTTAGGGGACGATGATGATATTCCACAAATTAGTAACGAGTATCTTACTACGGTAAGTTCTAATATGGTCAAGCTTCTTGCAGGATTAAATAAAGAACTATTTCATTTTATCTTTGCATGACCTAAATAAGGTATGAAAGATTTAGAATTAAACGACATTCTTGTTAGGCCAAACAGGCTTCTTTTTGGGGTTACCATGTACATAAATGGTGTTTGGGTATTTTCTTTCCCCACAAATCTTGTTAGATCAGATTACCAATCTAACTATTATCTAGTAGATTATAAGTTTGGTTTGGTTAGATCTGGAGAAACAAACCCCAGGAATATAGCTGTCATGGGGGCTCCTGGGGATTATGTGTCTTATGATACAAGAACAGGGGCTCTATCCCATATTCCTGCTAAGTTATTTACAACCTTATTTCCTCCTCCCAATATTAACCCTCCTAAACGTACAAGGAACTCAGAGGATATTAGAAATCCAAAATTTTTGACAAAAATACAGCAAGAAACTGATGGACCTCCCTCTGATAAAGTAGCTCAAGCCATCCGTGTAACCCCCACAAAAACGACATACTAATATGCATGAACTGATTGAATCACTAGAAGACTTCACCTGGGAAAACTATAAGGACATCAGTGACGCTCTAGTCACTTTTAATGATTTTAGTGTAGATGACGAGATGGTTAGGCAGGCTTCAATTTACTCCTACTATTATGGACTGATGAGCATGGCTAAACATATGGTGAACGAAAGAAGCTTACAGCTTACTCGTTTTGCCTCCCAGCTTCGCAAGGAAACGAAACAACATTCTAGTGTCAAGCTTACAGCAAAAGACTTGGACGATCATATGTACTCTGACTCCCAGTATGGAGAGAGACAGGCAGCACTTGACGAGGCTACCTTTAAGTATGAGCTACTTAAGGGTCTTGTCAAGGCTCTTGAGCAGAAAAAAGATATGCTACAACAAGTTTCTGCAAATAAACGAGGCGAGACTAAACTATATAAGTAACCCTACTATAATACAATGTATCAAAGTATTCAATCATCTCCTGTAGAAGAGGTGCTTTTTGAGGAAGATCAAAAAGATGAATCAACCCTTTCTATAGAAATATCCCCTTCTGGGGGGATAAAAACTGATATAGAGGACCCCACTCTTATGGAGATTGGTGCTCTTATTCTGATTTTATCTGTTGCTTTTTATTGGGCACGAAAAAAATACAAAGACAGTACAATACTTTAATTAACTTTTAACAACTTACCTAAAAAAACTAACATGGCTATTGATCTCGAAGCTCTTAGAGCAAAACACGAACAACTTAACAACCCAGCATCGGAAAACCAAAATTCAGACTTTCTTAAAAAGTTTTATCAAATCCCCCTAGGCAGTAATGCAGTTCGCATTCTTCCCTGGAGAGATGATGACAGGGAATTCTATGCGGAGACTAAAATCCACAGGGTAAAAGACCTTGCTGGTAATGTAAAGAACCACCACTGCCGTAAAATTCATGGAGAGGCTTGCCCTTTGTGTGATCTTTATTTTGCTTTGTGGAAAACAGGGCGAGCAGAGGATGAGGCAACTGCGCGTCAAATAAAGCCCCGTGCCCGTTATTACATGAATATTTTGGATCGTGAGAGTGGGGATATTAAAATCCTCTCTGTTGGGGTGATTCTTTTTAAGAAAATCATCGGTGCTATGCTTGATGAAGACTTCGGGGATATTACTAACCTCGAAGCTGGTCATGATTTTAAAATCGTGAAAGAGATGGATGGAGAATGGCCTAAGTACGACCAGTCTCAGCCTCGTCCTAAGTCCTCTACTCTTGGTAGTAAAGCCGAGATTGCATCCTACATGGAAAGTCTCCATGAAATTCATGATCTTGTGAAGCTTGAAGATTACGAGGACTCTAAAAACGCTGCCGCTCTCCTTACTAATGTGGCAGTCCAAGGTACATCGTCTTCTCAGGAGCCTACTAACATTCCTGATAATGAGTACCTCTCTAAACTGCAAAGTTAATTAATATGAACTCTATTAAAGAAATTCTTGTTACTTTTGTTATCACCGCTTTTCTAGGTCTAGGAGTCGTTTCTTGTGCTGCGCTCTCAGATTTTTTCGGGGAAGGCACCGTGTTTACAACGGCAGATCAGCTTAAGGAAGGTCAAGAGGGGGAAATTATTCCGTTTGATCAACTCCCTGATGTCGTTAAAGAAAAAATCCCTGAGGGGACTTCCCTTGTCATGGCAAACAAAGACCAGCTAGTTGAGGAGGCTGCCTACATTCCTGTAGGAGGCGAACTTGACGGGGACTCTGTTGGAGGCATGATTGATGCTGGTTTCGGCATTTTGAGTACTTTTATCCCTGGGCTGGCAGCTTGGGAAGGTATCGTGTCAATATTCTCTCGTCGTAAACGTAAAAACTACGTTAAGGCTTTCAAGGCTGTAGTTCCTATGGACAAGAATATTGACCTAGCTGGTGGAGTTGCTGGAGTTGCTGCCGCACTTGGCCTAGCCCACACTTCTGAAAAAACTAAAGCTGCTTCCGATGCGGAAGATAATAAAGAAGGAGCTAAGACTACTTAACTACTTAACTATCTTAACTATGATAGGGAGCAGAGAAGGGTATTCTCTGCTCCCTTTTTTATTATGAGTGATAAACTAAAAATCTTGTGTGTCCCTGCGAACGAAGGGGGATGCTCTTATTATAGAATCATTGCCCCTATGAAGAAGCTCGAAGAGCTTTACGGGGACAGGGTTGAAATACGGTGGAACAAAAATCCCTTGGGTATCAATGAGAGCGATGGTACTTGGCAACAGAATTGGGACTTCGAGGATATGAAATGGGCTGATATTGTATTCACCCAAAACCTCTCCAATTTTGGGGGAAACTATACGGCAAGGATTGTTGGAAAAGCTAAAGAATTCGGGAAGTTTGTTCACTACGATACCGATGATCTTTTGACCAATATTTATGAGGGTCATAGATTGTATGGGGTGTACAAAGAAAAAGGTCTAGAGGAGATTACAAAGTTTATTTATAGTCACTCTGATCTAGTGACAGTAACACAAAGGAAATTCGCAGAGAGGGTTATGCCTTATTGTAACCCCAATCATGCGTTAGCTGTAATTAAAAATTGTATTGATTATAATCTCCCGTGTTGGAACATGGAGAAGGCACCCAAGCCCAGGAAGAAGTTTACCCGATTCGGTTGGGTTGGAGGGATTCATCATGAGCAGGACCTTAGATACTTCTCAGGAGTTCCTCACTTTGTAAACCAAAGGGCAGGAAGAGAGAACATTAGGTGGGATTTCTTTGGTCACCCGCCTCCGAATACCCCTCCTGATGATTGGCAGTATGATGTTTGGAAGAAATACCGAGATATCATTCTACGAGGTTTTAAAGGAGGAAAAAATTGGGATATTCACTACGCTCAGACCCCTGATCGTTATGGACAGATGTTCACAATTATGGACGTTGCTCTTGCGCCTTTAGAAATGAATCCTTTTAATGATTCTAAATCTGAAATTAAAGTTGCGGAATGTGGTAGGTATAAAATACCTCTTGTCGCTACAAATTGCGGAGCCTACGATGAGTGGATTGTTGACGGGGAGACAGGATTTTTGATTGACCCAGAAAAACCCATTACTGAATGGGTTCGTGTTCTTACTAAATGTGCTAAGAACCCTGGACTTGTTAAAAGGATGGGAGAAAATCTTCACAAGCTTACCGAAGAAAACTTTGATATGAATAAAGTTGTGGGAGCTAGGTTAGATTTATACGAGGAGTGTATGAGTGTTAGAGTCCAAGATTAAGATTGTAAGTAGTTGGACCCGTCCTGGGGGCGGGACTGTGGCTCACATAAACCTAACTAATTTGTTAAATGATAACGGGTATGATTGTACCCTTTATGGGCCACATGATTGGCACTTAGATAAGTGTAAAGCTGATAAGATTGACAAGTGTATGCTTGGCCCTACGGATATCCTTATCAGCCACTTCATTCAAGTACCTGAACAGGTGCAGGTGAAGAAGCATATCCTGTACTGTCATGAGAAAGACGTTTGGCCTCTCAAAAACATTT